AGAAAAATATTTAAAAGTCTATAGGCTATTCCATTTAAGATGTAAACACTCCAATATTGGTTAGGACCAATAACTCCTTTGATAAACTGGGACTCTTTATACTCTTTCACAGGTTCTAGAGTTAATTATTTGTTCATGACCACACACGCCTGATCTTCCTAAACACAGAGATCAGTTGAAACCGCCGAAATTTTGGCCTCATTCTCACTTTTTGCATGCTCCGTCTGCATCAGACGTCTATGCATATTGGTGATGAGAGTCCTCCTTTTCTGGTCCATTATTAACATATTTAGTCCCCTGTTAAAATCAAACATTAATTCAGGGTGTTTACCACCAACCTCAGGCATTGTTCCATAAAGATTGGTGAAGACACCCATATATTTGAGCCTAACAAGTCCATCTCTGGCCTCAGGGGCAAAAGCTTCACAAAGCTGCCTGAAGGTCATCCCATTGATGTTTCCATCCGTGGAGGATGTCTTGAACATTTTGATCAGATTGACTACCGTCCTCAGGTTGTAACTCTGAAGCAAAGTGGAATCCCCCGGTTCTTTCACTTCCACCACCTCGTTTAGGAACTCTGTTTGCTCTGACGTCCCTTGAATTGCGATGTTTGCGAATATTGACTGAAGTATCAGTTCCACTGTTGCCCCTGTCTTTCCATGCAGAGGTCCCCCCTCCTGAGCCAAAAATGCCCTCAGTTGGGTGTCCGCCTTGCTGCGAAGATTCAGTAGAGCTGACATCCTGCGGTTTCTTATCTTGCTGAGCAAAGAGAAATTCTCTTGAAGATATGTTATCGATGAGCTCCCCTTCTGAGTAAGCTGATCCAGCTTTGATTCCCTTATCTTTTCTTCTTCTCTCTAACTTTCCAAAAGTTCTGTCTGATTCATCCTCACTCGCTGTAGACCTAACATCAGCAAAATTTTCCTTCTCTCGAATACCATGCTGCTCGTGAATGGGAGCTTGCGACCTTCTCCTCCTTCTCTCTTTTACCGATTTTGATGAAAATTCAAAGCTCTTGACTTTCTTCTTCCCCATAAGGCCCAAAAACCCTCTTGGTATTTTAAATTTTCTTGTGTGAAAAGCCGTAGTGGGCACAGCTTGCACATATTTGAAAAGCTCATTCACCTTTGTATCCCCATCAAACCCAAATTCACCGAGGCCCAAAGCTTCGACATTTGACGAGTCAAGTTTGAGATTAGAGTCATCTTTATTCTTTATGCAACTCAGGAAGCTGTCAAAGAATCTGCACATATTTCCGACTCTGACACTTATCGGATAATTGTCTTTCTTAAAGTTCAAGTTTTCAAACACAACTGCCACACATATGGAATCTGTCAAACCAGGATCATCCAGAGCTACAGAAAAATTGGGTGATGTTATCATGGTTGCTGAACCTTTGTCTAGGTTGAATTCAAACTTTTGAAGAAGAGCTTGATCAAATGTTGTCCATCTTTTGTCAAACACATAACATTGGCCTGTTACCCCAGCATTCTTCTTGAACAAAGCATCAATTGAAATGGACAAAGCCCCCCAATGCACATAATTGGTTGTCTCTCTCTTCTTCAGTATATTGTTTATCTCTGTAATAGGAACAACGGGTATAGAGGCCAATCTGAACCCAGAATCCCTAATGTCCTCAGGCATGATCTTGAAAACAAATTCATTCCAGTGAATCATAAGATCAGTGGCCCTTTTGAACGGACTCACATCAGAATAGATTCTGGAGCTTTTCACTCCAGCGATTGGAATATCCCCTTCTGCGATCCTTGACTTGTGACCCCTCACTTGCATCGCCATCTTCGTCCGAGAGCCAGATCAATTCAGATATGTTTGCTTTTGATTCACCTCTTAACAGGTGTTTGTTCTTGATGAAAAACCTTGTCAGAACTTGATGATAATTCAACTGTTCAATTTCAAGATATGAATAGAGCCTCTCCCCTAACTTGTAGGCAAATGAAAATTCCAGAAAGTAGGAATCTATGACTTCCATCAATCTGTTATTTTCAATTGCAACTTGCAGCCTTTCATATATCAAACACGGCTCTTTGATTAGACCATCTGAGCACAATCTCCATCCACAAAACATTGGAACCTTTGTTCTGTTGACCTTAGCCTTCAAACTTAGCTTTTCCAGTATGTGCTCATGATTTGGAATTTCTTTGATGTCTCTCAATGCACACATATCATCTCCAGCAAAGCATATCGGAGTTCCGGATGGAACTTGGTATCTGCAGAAAGTGAACGCCATGTTGGCAAGAGTATTGAATAGGAAAGTTGAGAATTCCCCAGTGAATCTCATTATTGCAAATCCTCCCAGTCTACAGCCCAATGTGCACTTCATTTTAATGTAACTCTCTATGATTTTTTCATCCCATCCCACATATCTTAGAAATTCAACCTCAAATGCCAGGATTGTGTGGTCTTGCGAAACGTCAAATGCTGTATAATCAGACTCCACACACACGGATCCGTTTGAAAATCTTTTAGCAAATTTCTCCAATTCGGAGAAGTTCTTCCTCTGATGCACATAAAAGTTGTCAGGTAGACAACTTGAAAGTATCTTCTCAGTATATCTACACCATGGACTGAATTTCACCAAAATTTCATGCTGGAAACAAGCCAGGGTTTGGCCTGCTTTAGCCTCCGTAAACCTCTTTTCGAATTTGGTGCATAACTGAGACTTCATGAACAGAAATATTTTGTCAAGAGGCCAGTCCGGATCGGACCTTTGAGAGTGTGCACCGATTGTTGCTGAGCTTTTTGAAAGTTTGGTCTCCTCAAATTCTTGCCTGCACAGATCCAACAAACTCTGATTTCTTCCACTTTTAATTTGAATCTTCTCCAAAAACACCTTCAGTAAGTACTGCCCTCTGGCTTTTGAGGCTCTGAATTTGTTGTAGTTTTCTGCAACGCTAGCAAATCGGAGCCTCTTTTTGATTGCAGCAAGAAAAGTCAAATCATCATCCATCCTGTGTCTGGGGTATATTGCCTCATGACTCATTGCTTGATTCACTTTGCATGGGGCTCTCCACAGGACAGGGGCCAGCCTCCTCTCTAATTGATTTGACCATCCATTCTTCCCTTTAAATTCTCTATACTCCCTTGCTTGAATTCTTCCCAATTCAGGACCTAGAGTTTGAACGGAGCACACCGGAATATGGCACTTGATTGCTGAATCTTCAAGTTCTACGACCTGCCCAAGAGGTTTTATTAGATGGTACCTTTTTCCTAGAAAGATCATTGACTTCAGCCAGGCGTCACCTTGGAGCCTCTCCTCCCTGTCCATCTCGTCAATTCCTGCACCTTTCTTTGTAACCTTTTCGCTCAATTTGAGTGGGACAGATGACATATTGGTGATGAATTCTCTCGATGCTCCTAAATTTGAAACTATCCTCTGCAATAAACCACCCTTTAATGTTCTCAGATTGTCCTCCTTTCCACCTTTTGATCCCAACACAAAACAGAATCCTTTTCTGAATCTTGTTATTGCAACCATTATGTGGGCATCAGAACACAATTTTGCTTCTTCAGACAGAACTATTATGCCACACCCGAAAGTTAAGCCCTGCGATTCTCCAAAAGTCATAACGTTCTGATAGTTTGAATAGAGCTCTTTTTCTATCATGCTTGCCACCAATACAACCTCTGGATGATTTTTTGCGGAATCCATGAAGTGGAAGGCTGAAGGCATATCTTTGTATGTGACACTCTGGTTATCAATGCCTATGAACTCATTCATTCCACAGACACCAAGTTTTGAAGCAATAAATTTGTTGATCCTGTAGCTGTACCACTTGTAATTGACTCCATCCTTGAAAAGTCTCTTGATTTCACTCTCTTTGCTGAGTATATTGTCATCTTTTGCACTAAAGTAAGATGCTTGCAGAGGGTCCCCCAAGCAGATTATAGTGGATGTTTTGAGAATACCTTCCATGTGCATCTTCAAAATCATCAGATCAACGTAACCCTTAGGCAGCAAACTCACTTCATCAAAAATGAAGACATTCTTCCCTTTGATATCCATCTTCAAGGCACTTTCAAATGTTTTAATGTCCTTTGAATCAACACCTTTTTCACTCCAATCACTAGCCAAGAATCTCCGGGGACACACCACCAAAATGCCCCGAGATCCTTTGAATTCAGATTCTATGAGATTTTGAATGGCATTACTTTTCCCAGAACCAGCAAAGCCAAACACTCCATAAACAGTTTTGTTTATAAAATTGAGCTCCTTGATTAAATTGGACCTTTCTTTCCACTCCACATCATCATCATCAAGACCCTTTAAAATTTGAGTGAGTTTTCTCATTTCAGCTGGACTGTTCACACCTTTGATCATCCTCCAACCCTCATGAGCAGCATTGTGGGAAACAATCCCTGTCATACCCTCATTCAAGCTTTTGAGTAGTTTAACTGCTCTCAGCAAATCACACTTCACCTCAGTTTTGGTGTAATCCGGTTCCACAGCTAAGAATCTTTTCCGGAAATTTAACCAGACATGCGAGTTCACGAGTGAAGTGTCTTTGTCGGACTTAGAATTCGCCAGGGAGTCCAAATTAGATCTGCGGGATGAAACCACTGAAAAATGGTTACCTCTCAAATTTAACCTTCCAAGCGGCATCCCATGAGAGCCGACTTCAATCGATCCACAATCTCCCTCCACAGGAACCTTGAATTCATAAGCCATACACATTTCTTTGAGGTCATCTATTGAGCAACCCTTGTTGGATATGCATCGGTTCAGGACATTAGGAACGAATGCACACATTTCGTCCTGATCCTTTCTGATTAGGCTAGCCAATGATGATATCATGCAATCGTACTTTCCTTTGATGAATCCCACCTTGCTTCTGAATGAAAAGTCTCTTTTGTGAACTCTCAATGTAACACTTATTCTCCCTTCTGATTCACTTTTGACTCCATGTTTGAACTTTTTCTGATAGCCAGGCGGCATCAAAAGCTCATTGCCTTCTTTCAGTTCAATCACATTATCATGACAGCTCACTGAGAATGTTGCATTGCCCTTAACATTCAATGTTAAGACCCCATCATCGTCGTAACATTCCTCATTATCTTTGTGCATCCCAATGATGGAGCCTTTTTCATAAATCTGAATCAGAGATGCATTGAAATCTATGTTCCAGTCCCTCCTTGCCTTAAGGATGCATTCCTTGATTTTCATTGTTGCTTCGAACGACGGGTAAGAAACATTGTTGTGAAAGTAGACCATGGGATAATCAAGGACAAAGTAGCCACCTTTCTTTCCTTTAAGCTGCGCTAGTGGCAGGGAAAGTATTTCATCTTTGAGGCCTTCACAAGGGTAACCTTTTTTAACTACTATTCCATGAGAACAGAATTCTTCAGTTAGGGAATGGGAAATCTTCTCTTTCCCTTTTTCCACTTTGATGGGACTTGGGTTGAGTTGAGTGCTCATGTCAATAGCAAACTCAATGGAACGCCCCATAACCACCTCACATTTCTCCTTAAGGCTATTGATAGGATTACCAGACATTTTAGCTTGCTCCACCTCATTGGACTTGGTTCCATCAGCAGCCTCTACTCTTCTCTTTTCTCTTTCTTTTCCTAATGGGGAAGTGGATTCAGAAGCAAACACGAATTTGTTTTTCCTCTTCCCCTTAGATTTGGAGCCAGATGGAGACCATGATTTGAGTTGTTTCTTTTCCAACTCAGCTGCATTCGAAAGAGCAGATTTTTCCACATGAAAATTGAGAGCACAATTTGAAATATGTTTTGCTCTGTTGATCCGTTCCATTTCGAACTCTGTTTTTTTAACAAAGGTCCTGTCTTCATTCCACCCTATCCTCAGGATCTTCTTGTCACTTTTGAGAATGTTTAGCTCTGACCTCTTACTTCTTAAAATGACAAAAGTCTGAGCAGCTTTGGTGGACAAATTATTGTCATAGGATAGTCTCAATGGAGTGGCGGCCAGACTATCTGAAAAGAAGTCAGATGGATAGTTATCCATTTTTTTGAATCTCTTAGTGACAGCGTCAAGAATACCAGTGGTTCCTTGAATTGCTATCTCCCCATTCGCCACCCTCCTTCTCCCAAATTTAATTTGAGCTATTAGAGCATCATTTTCTTGAACATCTCCCCATGTTGATCCAAATAAGAAGTGCACAGAATTTGGTCTGTCTGTAGCATGAATGTCAAATGCAAGAGGCTTTAATTGCATCAACCTCCTTGAAAAATCATCAGCAAGGCCTATCTTTTCTAGCACATGTCCATAAGGTAATGCATCAAAAAACCTGTCTTTAATATGCTCCCAAAATGAACACGACCACCTTTGAATTCCGTCTTTCTCTACTCTTTGTGCAAATTCTTGAATGAGGAAGACCGACTCTATAGAAACATCTGAGTCACACAATTGTCTGAGTTTAGCCACTGCCGACTGCTCATCAGGTTTCTTGAGTGAACTAAGGTATATGAATATCTTCTTGAATGTGCTGAGAGGGAAATCTTGAATAGGAACTCTTACTGGCTTAACAAACAAAGCCCCCACATCAAAGAGGTCATAAGGGCCAAATCTTCTTGTTTCTTCAGGAATCAAATTCTCACAAGGAAATATGTGAAACAGATGATGTGATCCGAGAGAATAAATGAGTGAGATTTGATACCTCTTGAAACCTCCTGTTTTCTTGTTCTCTACTGAAATGGAGTTGGTATTCAAAAGATAACCATTCTCCAAAGGCTGTGAGTAACTTTCACTCCTCACACCATCAGGCAGATATATAAGATTTTTCCCCTGAATTTCAAATTGATAAATAAATGGAAGAATAGACGATCTGTACCCTGCCAGAATTTCGGGTGGAAAAACCAAAGTTGCCCATAGATTCCTAGGTTTTGTTACTGACAGAAAAGACTCAAGCTGACCTTTATTCCAATAATGAATCTCATCGTGGATGAACAGATTGGAATTCTTTGGACAGCCGACCCTCTCTGGTGACACAGAAGGCCCATACCTAGCTTTGTCTTTTGAAACAACTAGCCTATTTATGATGTCATAATTGCGCACACTAGATCTCCCCAGCTTCTCCATCTTACTCATCTTGTTTGCCTTTATACTGAGGCAAGCTACATAGGCATATTTACTTAGATAACTAGCTGCTACATTATATAGTATGTGATTTTCTAGAGTCTTGCAGCAAGGATGTGAATGAACATTATAAGAGTAAGGTGAAAGATAAACACCCGATTTGGTAAACCACTCGCGGCCTTTCTCTGGTAGTGAGTAAGAAAAATTGTTCACCTTCAATTCTTCCTCTTTTTGGATTCTTTCGAATTGCAAAGTTCCTAAAATCTCTTGTTGAGACTGGGGCAGTCTGTTCAAGAGCTCCTCCTGTGGCGTTCTGTATGAGAATGCCATAGTTTTCTCCAAACGGTTTGTTTGGTTTCCTCCTTGTTATTTTCTTTACTCAATCATTCAGATTGATGCTCCTTGAGCGCAGTTCTGGCGTTAACAGAACTTGTTTA